ATTTTAAAGGAAATAAACCAATGCAAATGATTGCTGAAATTGAACACGAAGGACTTTATGAAGATGGAACTCCTATTAACGGAAATGTTGTAGGTGTGCGTGATTTGTAATGTCTTGTAACTTTTCTCGGCTTTGTATAGTGCCGACGATTCAAGACTAGACACAACAAACAAGTACTAATTTTTAAATTAAACATTATGATTTCAGATACAGACAATTCTAAGGCATTAGACAAAACCGATGTTAGCAGTAGCGCTCATCCTTTAATGGTGTTGATTAAAAAATATCATAATTGTGGTATGGAATTAAGAGAAAGAAGAAAAGTAGTTACAGATACACAAGATATTACTGTTATTGATTTACAAATACTAACCAACGAGAAATTTTTAACAGACCTTACGGCTTTGGCGGTTGCTATTCTTTAGTTACTGCTAACGTCCTGCCGCTTGGCGATGTGGCAAAAAAGTACACCGAATTACTAAGATTATTACAAGTGCGTAAGGCACAAAACCAATTATAAATAAAGCCTAATCTTGCCATATTGCCAAACGGCTGTTATGGTTAGTGCGGGTAGTTAAAACTAAACATAATGAAATTATATGTACAACCAATTGCGCCTACATTAATGAGAGTAAATATTAAAAAAACAGGGTTCAAAACAGAACACATTACTTTATGCGAAGCAAATCAAGATGAAGTTCTATCATTAATTGAAAGCATTGTAGAAACTAAGAAAATAAGCCCTTTTGAAAAAGGATATATTACAACGGTAGAAGTTAGAGAGTGTGTTGATTCTAAAAACGGAAAATCGAAAAGTATATCATTTAGAGGAATAAACCCAGAAGAATTAAAAGAAATTATTTTAAAAACAATTAACAAAAACTAAAACTATGAAAAATTACGAAGGAATTGACATCGGGGACAATGTAAAAGAATGTGATGTTTGCCCTAATTGCAAAGAGAAAGACGAAAGATATTCAAACATTGTAAACACTCCTATGGTTGATGGAAAGCGCACTACTTTCTATACTTGGACTTGTTATAATTGCAATAAAGAGTTAATTAGTGCGCAAGACTATTAACCATAAGAAATTAATAAAAGTAATAGTAGTAAGTCTGGGAGTAGCCACCAGTATAAAAACGAGAGGTGCTTACTACTATTGTCTTTTTTAAATAAAATATTATTATGAAAACGAATCGTAGCATTAACCCTAACGTTCCCACGCTTGCAGATGTGGCGGGATTCAGGAATAAAAATAACAAGTATAAACCCAAATTAAGATTATCAGAGGTTTTTCCGCAGGAAAAAACGATGTAAGCCATAACTGCAAACGTGTGTTATAGCATGTTGTGGGTAATTTAAAATAAATGTGTTATGAAAATATTAATTAATTATTGCCTTAATCCAGGAATAGACTACTACAAAGATTTTCAGTCTTTGTTTTCTGCATATCGGTTTTTTATAAAACACAAAAAAGATTTTTATTTTTTCTCAATATACACAGAAAGAAAAGGTAAAGCGTTAGAATTAAAATATCTTAAATGTAATTACTTAGGTAATAAAAAACCAGAAATAGAGTTGAAAAATTAACTTATAAAAACGTAAATGTAGCAATGTGCTATAACGGTTCGTGGCTTGCTGTAGTAGCGAGGAAATCGGCACGATTTCGGAACGGTAACAACTGAAACAAAACAATAAATAAATTAATCACTATGTCGCTATTACTGCAAACCACTGTTATCAGCATACCACTTAACACAATTTTAATTATGAAATATTATAATCCTTTAGTTGATAAAAAACCAGTAGAAGTAAAAATAATACAATATCATAAAGATAGGGTGGAAATTACAAGAGATTTAAACGGAAACGCTGGTTTCTGGATTAATAAAAAAGAACTGATTATCGACAAAGTTGCGGGTTGCTGATAACGGTTCGCTTGTTTATTTCAGTTGTGGTGCTGACAAGCGTAATCTTTCGGAATGGAATAATAAAACCAAATAGTAATAACCATTCTTTTACTATCAATGTCGGATATTTTTAGATTACAAACTTCTGAAACTCGCATTCCTGTTGAATAAGCTAATGATATTATCGCTTTGTGTTTGGTATTGGTTATTTTATGAATGGCATCTAGTAAAAAATCTTTGTCAATAATTTGAGGAAGTTTCTTTTCTGATTTTGGATATTCAATATATTTAAATTTTAACGGTTGTTTCCCTGTAATTTTATAGAATAACTTTACAGCAGAAATTCGATGTTTTCTTCCGTTAATTGAATTAGATAACATTAACCAATCCTTTATTTGTCTTTCAGATATTTCAGAAGGCTTTGTAGATTTTTTATTGAAATAAATCAAAAACAATTTCACTTGATTGGAATAGTTTAAAATCGTATTTTCAGAATAGTTTTTAAACCTTAAATCTTCGGAATATAATTCCACATACTTTCCGATATTCATAGTCTTAGGTGTTAGTTTTATTAGTATTTACAGATGATGTTTACATATAGTAGTTAGCAAACATTTTACCAAGAAACATTTATTACGTAATCGCCTTTTTCAATATGTCCGTCTTTAAATAGTACATTAAATAGAGCGTGAACTGGTACGCCATTAAAATTTCCATTTCTGATTTTTGCTTCATATTCTCCACGAAAATCCATATTCATATTTGGTGCTGAAAACTCGTATGATGAATAATTGAGAAACCCGAACTATTTAGGCGGTTGGGATTTACAAGATGAAAACGGTAAAACAAATGATATTATTGTAACAATAAAAGAAGTTAAATCTGAGTTTGTTTTTAATCAAAAAGAACAAATAGAAGAGCCTGTTTTAACCGTATTCTTTTTAGAATGTAAGCCAATCATTTTAAATTCTACAAATCGAAAAACTTTAAAGAAAGTTACTGACACATCATATATTGAAGAAATGGCAGGAAAACGCATACAATTAACTACAAAGAGAATAAAAGCGTTCGGAGACTTTCACGATGCCATTAGAATTTTAGCTACCGTACCGACAACTATTGAAAAAGTAGATATTGAAAAATGTAAATTAACCTTAAACGGATCTAAAACACATTCTGAGTTGGTAGCTAATTGGGAATCGTTAACGGCTAAAGAAAAAAATACTACCGAAGTATTAGCTGAAAAAGATAGGCTTAAATTAATTTTGAAATAATGGAAAAGCTACGGAGAAACGAATTTAAAGATCTATTAGAAATGAAAGAGCTTATATTTGAAGAAAAAAAATATAGTATAGTTTCAGACATACCGACAATAGGCATAGTAACTTATTATCCAAAATCTAATAAATTAAATATTCACAAGTCTAATAAATGGATTGAAAACGGATTTATTTACATTAAAAATCTTTTAAAATAATGGCTACATATCATTTTAACATAGAACAAAATTCCTCTGAATGGTTTGAAATTAGGCATGGAAAAATCGGTGGCACAAGAGCAAAAGAATTGTTTATAAAAAGCGATACTTTACTATATAAATTATTAGCTGAAACTATCGAACCTTTCGACGAAGATGCTGACGAAGGTTTTCAGTCAGAAGCAATGGAACGGGGCAGTTTTTTAGAACCAATGGCACGTATAGAATTAGAAAAATACACAGGGTTAAAGTTTTTAGAGTGCGGTTGGATTCAAAGCGATAATGAATTAATGGGTATTTCACCTGACGGGATTACTGCCGATTTAACTATTCAAATTGAGGTTAAATGCCCTCAGTCTATCAATCATTTAAAAATGTGTGTTGCCGATTCAATACCATTAGAATATATTAATCAATGCGTTCATGCTTTCACGGTAAATGATAAGTTAGAAAGACTTTACTTTGTTTCGTACCGTCCAGAATGCATAATTAAGCCTTTATTCGTAAAAGAATTAACCCGTAAAAGTTTAGTCAATAACGGAACGGTTGCAAAACCTTTAATGTGTTCAATATCTAATTTAGTCACAATATCACATAAAGAAGCTGAGCTATTACAAATACAAATTACAGAAACAATTAATAAATTAAAATTTTAAACATGGAATTACAAGGTAAAATTGAGGTTATTCAACCAGAAGAAGTTAACGGAACTTTTAAAAAACGTTCTTTGATATTGCAGACCGAACT